GCTATTTGGGTGAGCGTGTTTATGGTGGTACTGCCCTGCTTCCGTATAGTTAGCCCAACTCTGCGTTAGATACAGACTCACATCGAACTTAGGAGCGTGTATTGCCTTAAAGTATTCCAACATCGAATCTTCAATAAAATCACGCAGCTCAGTTAATTCCTTGTTCTTTAGAATCTTGCGATCTTTGCTAGTCGTATTACCTTCGTTAGCGTAATGCTCCTGACCTTTAATGAACTCTAATTCAGCTTCAGTCAGATCACGATCAAACTTAAAGAAAGCAACTGGAGTAGGAAAAAGATTGTTAACTACCATTGAATAGAACCAGTTCCGGCAGTAAATGTATAAATAGTATTTCCACCAGATGTGGTTTTTGTATAAGTTAATCCAACACCAATTGACATTAAATCTGCGGAAGTTGATAAATAAGAAATAATTACTACTCCTGAACCACCAGAACCGGAAGTAACGCTAGAGTCACCACCACCACCACCAGCGCCTAAATTAGCTGTTCCTGAAGTCGCTGTATTAGGTGCTTTTGCTCCATTACCTCCACCGCCTGTACCACCAGTTCCGGGCGTAACAGTTCCAGAAGAACCACCGCCACCACCACCAGCGTAAGTTACTGAGCTTCCTGAAATACTTGATGCTGTACCATTACCGCCATTTCCGGCAGATGGATCAGACCCATTTCCACCAGCAGCAGAAGCACCGCCGCCACCGCCAGTAGGTCTATTGCCGCTAGTACCAGTACCACCAGAACCACCGTTATTCCCTTGTGATGGACTTGTAGCTGGAGTATTTCCAGAACTTCCCGGGCCTAATACTCTACCGCCGCCTCCAGAACCTCCGTTTTTACCTTCAGTTCCGGGTGAATCATTTGAACCACCACCACCACCACCAGTAGAAGTAATAGTGCTAAATACTGAATCAGAACCGTTATTACCAGCACCAGTAGTAACACTAGCTCCACCAGCCCCCACGGTAACGGTATATTCTGTTCCTGCTGTAACGGATAAAGCCGTTCCAGTTCTAAATCCACCAGCACCACCACCACCACCTAATCCTGTACCACCAGAGCCACCACCAGCCACGACTAAATAATCAACACTGGTAGGAGCGGCAGATCCACTAGCCATTGCTTGCATCAATTTAGTAAAAGCAAACATTATTAAACCCTTATGGTGTGTAACCTTGAGCGATAGAGCCGTACCAGTTAGTACCGTCAGCCACAAAAGTTAAGATATCCATCTTGCCAGCAGCAGCCGTAATTGTCGGAGCACCAGCAGTACCAAACTTCACACCTGTAAACGTAGCAGTACCGTTACCAGTCGATGCAGCTTGCTTTAACAATAGAATGAAACTTTTGCCAGCCGTAGCAGTAGGCATAGTGAACGTACAAGCCGTAGACGCTGTCAATGTAGCCGTTTGAACTGTGCCGTTAGTCAATGCCAATGTATGTGAGCTTGATACTGTACCGATAGCAACAACAGACTCAACGTAGTTTGTAACTGTCGGATTATTGACAGTAGGAGATGTGCCAAATACAGCAGAACCTGAGCCTGTTTCATCCGTTAATGCAGCCGCTAAATTAGCTGACGATGGAGTAGCCAAGAATGTAGCTACGTTACTACCTAAACCACTAACACCAGTACCTACAGGAAGTCCTGTGCAGTTAGTCAACGTACCAGATGCCGGAGTACCTAGAGCACCACCAGTTTGATATTTGTCGCTATTAAGATTCGTAAAGTTGGCATCAACTTCAACATAACTAAGGGCTGAACCCTTACCAGCACGAGTAACGATAGTAGACATAATTTACCCCTTATGCCAAAGTTACTGAAAGATTCGTAGCAGTAATCTTAAAGATATCACCATTACTAATAGTCTTACTCGTATCTAATGCCGAGTGATACAAGAGATTACCTGCCGTTACAGCGTCACGAATACCAACGTGAGTAACAACACCCCAATCAGCCGTACATTGTGGAAACTCAATCGCAGAGCTATTAGACGTAGCACCACCAGACGGAGCACTAAACGTAATAGACTGACGAACATACGAGCCACCTGTGACTTCAGTACCAGTATCCGCATCAGTCGGATCATTGGTATATAAAGCTAAGAATGTAGTAGTCGGCGCTGTGTAGCTAGTAGCACGTAACGTACCGTTAATTAATGCGTTTTCCAAATAGTTCGAAATTTCAGCCATGATTTACCTCACAGACATTGACATAGGTTGACCACCGTATTCACCATTCTGGTCGGCAGTAGAAATTGCTGTAATGCTACGATCATACAAAGCAGCCCATGTTTGAAGTCGTGCATCATTCATCAAATATGGTTCAGCTTCGCCTAATGCCGCATACAGCAAAGCATCAGGATAATTAGTTAGGAATACGTTAACAATATTGCTATCGGATAAATACTGTGGTTTGCCGTAATACAGCATCTGAATACTGTAGGAAGTATCAGGTATAGGAGCAAACTGAATCTCTGAAGCCAGAATCGTGTAGTTCAATGGCTTACCTGAATCAGTAGTCCTAGCTATTGCATAAAATGAATTAGGTGAAAGGTAGGTAACTGAAGAAGCTGGAGTAGTACGTAGATGTACGTCACGCATCTCTAGGAAGTCCGTAGGCAAGCCGATAGTCTCCTCACCTCCTGTGGTATCAGCACGAGCCACAATGAGCATCTGGCGCGTTCTGATGTCTCTACGGAGCCGTTCCTCAGCCAATTGGATAAAGTCCGGTATCTGTGCAGTCAGATCACTACGACCTAAGTAACTCGCTATCGTAGATTTTAACGAACTGTAATCCGTCATAACTATTTCCCTGAGTTGTGTCTCTCCACAGCACCATCTTCTACATCATCCCATCGATACTCATACGTTCCGATGTGACCAATATGCATAGACAGACTGTGATCTACATACGTCTGGAATCCACTATCTTGAGCCTTGATGCAGAAATGCACATCTTCGCCAATAATGCCTCGTGAACTCCAGCCTACGTCATACCACGGCTTTTTAGTAGCCTCGAATACATCTTTGTGAATCATTACTACGCCACCACCAACAGCCGTACAAGGCTCAATACCTTCTTTACCTTTAGAGTCTATTTTATGCCAAGCGTAACTAATAATGTTTCCATTTTCGTCTTTATTTAGCTCTAAATCCAATGCTGTAGGCAACGTGGGCTTGCGTCTAGTTACTGCATTAACTCCGACAATCGGTACTTCTCTGCTTAACAATATATCTATCGTATCGCTAGGGAACCGCATATCTGAATCAATGAACAGAATGTAGTCACACCCATCAGCTAACGCAGCTTCAACCAGTTTTTCTCTCTGGTCAAATATCAACGTACCAGCCATTGTGTATAACTTTAAGCCGTTCTCACCTGAACCACACCGAAACTTACTATCTCGCCCTACCATCTTCGCAAAGTCAAACGCAAAGCCAGTATGAACCTCGTCTCTAGCTGGAACGCATACACCTACTGTTGTACCCATTAGATACTCCTAGCAAATTGTCCATGATATTTACTTCTAGCCTCTACTGCAACTAAATCAGCTAGTTCAAAATCATCAAATAGACCTAAATGTTTACTTTTACCATCAAGTGCAATTCTTACCTGCCACTTGCCTGTTGGCTTATGTAAATAAACATTCTTTGCGCCAGAAGTATTCTTTATATTCTTGCCAGTATTTCTTAAATTCTCAAACCTAGTTGCTTCTCTTAGATTACATATTCTGTTATCAGACTTATCACAGTTTATATGATCTAAATGAAGTTTTGGCATTTCTCCATACATATATAGCCAAGCTAATCTATGTGCGTAATATGCCTTACCTTCAATATCAATTTTTGTGTATCCATTTTCACAATATCCAACTTTATTATTGGATTTTATGTTTGTGAATACGCCAGTAGTTTCGTCGTATGAATATTTAGACAACAAGTAATCGTGAGTAATCATATATTTCCGCGATATACTTTCCATTGTGCATTATCGGAATCATTGAGCCACTTAGCAAACGCAGTATCATCAACAATCACAAAACCCCTCATAATTCCTTTTTTATTTAGATCATCAATGACCGTAAAAGGGATTCGAGCTACGTGATGTAATTCTTTAAGATTTCCTTGTCTTGCCTTGTCTGTCTCTCTGATGTAGTTGTTACTATCAAGTATCTCAGTAACATCCTGTTTAGTCTCGATGATAATGCCGCCATCACCGTCCGCATGTACAACCTGTTTTCTAAAGTCCATAAGTCCTCGTAAATGCCCCCAATCCGAAGATCAGGGGCAGTCTTATTACAGAGCCATGTTCAAGTCAGCAACGATGCCATGAGCAGCTTCGTTCTTAACTTCCAATGTGCACTCAACCAAAATCTGAGTCTTGTCAGCATCACCAGCTTTTGCAAGCTCGTTAGTCATGAAAGGACGCAGATAAGCAATTGCAGCGTACTCAGGATCAAGGATCAGAGCATCGCGTGTACGCATGAAACGGTTAGGAACAACACTCATAGTACCGAAGTCTGACAAGTAAACGTCAGCAGCACCAACGATAGTAGCTTGACCTTGAGCACCACCACCACCAGCGTTGACGTTATAACGGTAAGCAGACAGACCTGTGAAGCTAGATACTTTCTGTTTGCCAGCAGCACCAACCATCAGAATCTTAGGAACGCCACCAGAAGTAAATACCTCAGCAACTACTTCTTTCAGCAGAGCCTCAGTAAATGTACGTGCTGTACCGTCTGTACGAGTCGATACGCCGATAGTAGTAGGATCAGCACCGCTACCACCAACTGACGAGTTAGTCTTGATCCATGACAGCAACGAAGCCATCTTACGAGCTGACGAGTTAGACGAACCAACAGAAGCACCTTGATTGCTCAAGAGGATAGTCTCGAGGTCACGCTTCAGCTCTTGTGAAGCCTTAGCTAATTGATAACTTTTTTCAGATTTTCTGCCTGCTTTGTTAACTGTGTCCAGAGTGCCGGAGACTTTGATAGTCTTTTGCAGAATCTGTGTGTAGTTACCCAAGCGAGTAGTAGGTGACAATGTAGCGTCAGAAGCGTCAGCACCTTCAACAGCAGCGTTGTTGGTAGTTGCAGCAGCCAACGAATCAGTTTGCCACTCGTGTCTAACTGCAGTTGCTTTAGTCTTGCCAATAGAACTCATGAATGGAGTTTCAGTAGGCGAAATATCATAAATGATGTCGGTCAAATCTTCACGCTGACCGATTGCGTCATAAGCATTATAAATAGCCATGATTTAATCCTTTATAAAAATCGTTCAAATACACTAGCTGCATCGCGGACACTTCCGCTTGATCTAGCTCGTGCCTTAAGTTTCTTAATTTCTTCAGCATTACTATCTCTAGGTTTGCTTACGCCTGACTTAATCGCTTTAGGAGCCTCGTTCACCTTCTTGGTGATAGCTGGCTTACTTGCGACTAACTTGTCGTACTGCATCGCCTTATACAGAGTTAGTACAGCCCGACTATCATAGACAGCCGCTAATTCGTTATCAGAGAACCCAATCTGCTTACCAAAAGCACGAATATCATTTCTGATAGCCTCACCCTTAGCAGGATCAGTAAACTCAGGGATATAGCTAGATAGCTTCTGCATTTCCTCAGCCACTACGGACTGCATCTGCACTTGTCTATCCTGCTCCTGTTGCTGATTGATTCGATGTCTCTCAGCTTGTACAGCAGCTAGTTGCTTATCTCTCTGAATCATCTCAGCTACCTTTACAGAGTATCCAATAGGATCAGTCTCTTTCAGGTACTCAAGATTTTCCTCTTGCTGAGGCTGAAGCATTTGCTCAATCATCTCTAATCGTTGCGCATACGTATCACGCATCTGCTTAGCTTCTTGAACAGCTTGACGCTCTGCCTCTACGGCTTTGCGCTCCTCAGCTACTGCTTGCGATTTCTTGGTGTAATCTGTGCCAAGTTGATAAGACTTGATAAGCTCATTAAGCGTTACCTCACGTTCTTCTCCGGCTGCTTTAACCAGATACGTGGGCTGCTCTTGCTCCTCACCGTCATCATCTTGTTCTACCTCAGACTCATCATCTGATTCGGCATCGCTTTCGTTAGCTTCTGAAGCGGATTCTGGTTGTTCCTTGTCGGAGCCATCTTCCCGATCCATCATGCTCAAGAAAGCGTTAGCTGCACCTTCTACCGTTAACTCACCACTACCTTCCGGTGTCGTGTTCTGAGTATCGCTCATTTATGTTTCCTTAATTATATCGCCAACCGGACGATTCGGACTACAAAATCTTTAACTTTTTTTGATCTATAATTTTCTGGTCTACTAACCCTTGAATGTAATTATCAATAGACTCTAGGACTCTGAGACGTATATACGCTTCTTCGCGCTCCTCTACATCCCCATATTCGCTATTTAAGAACTTAGCTATCTCCATACCTCTGAGTTCTTCCATCATCTCAATAAAGTAATCGTCTCTTAGTAAGTTATTAGCCCAGTCTGATTTCTGCATTACATTCCCTTAGTCAGAGAGCCTAGTTCACGTAAAGCCTTCAGCGTCAACTCAGCTTGCTTGTTCTTTGTATCCTCGTCAGCTAAGTCCATAGCCAGTACAGCTTGTAATTGCTTAACTGCTAACTCAGCTTCTTTAATCCGTAACTCAGCAGAATCCTTCTGGTTCTTCATCTGCATCTCTATACCTTTACGGGTATATTCGGCTTCAAGTGTTTGCTTCTCAAGGTCAAGCTTTGCCGCATCGATTTGGCTCTTAGCCTGAGTCTTTTCTCTTTCCACCTGAGCCAGCATCTCAGCAACCTGTGCCTGTGCGTCCGGGGATGGAGGCTGTGGCTGAGAAAGTGCAGCATTTTGTTCCGGTGTAATCTCATTCATAAACTCGTTAGCATCTTTGAAACCTGCTGACTCAATGAACTTAGCTAGTGTATTGCGGTACTGAGCCACAGATACCAATGGATTAGACGGACCATACTGCTGAATGATCTGCTCTTGTTTCGCTAGAACCATCTGCAACATAGCTAATTTCTGATCTCTGTCACCTGAGCCTAGACCAACATTAACGCTAATATCGTACTCATTTGCCCATGTTCTAGGATCAAATGTCACGTACTTACCACGCATACGAACGATACGAGGCTTGTCCTGATACTTGCCCAATAGATGCAAGATACCTCTGAACAACGACTTAACGCCTGTCTCAGCAAAGATACGAGCGATTAACTCTAGCTTGCCTGAGTTTGATTTCATCATTGCAGCCACAGCCGTAGCCGTAACATTATTCAATACGTCTGGATCAAGTCCTTGCTGTGCATCGCTAACGCCTGTTCTCTTAGCCTGAACCGCATCCAAGTATTCCAACATTGGCATGGCTTGACCGAACGTACTCTGAACCGTTAACGGAACCAGAGCATTAGGATTCTTGATACGGATAATTCCACCCGGAGTAGCATTGAGCAAGTCATCCATGTTGACCTGACCATCTACAGCACCTACTCGATTGTTGTTAGTTAGATACAGATTGTCTAAGCTCTGACGTGTAATCGTGGACTTCTGTAGCTGAATATCCATCGTCCGATCTGCCAGACTTTGCCCAAAAAATTTGTGCGGTACAGGTATAGGACAGATAGAGTGGAATGGAACATAATCTGTTTCCTCATCTTCCAATATCTCAGAACCGCAATAGACGATACGCCTCAACTCAGCAATACCGTCATCATCTTCATCAATACGTATATAGCACTCGTATACCTCTAGCACCTGCATAGAGAAGTCTAGAGAGGTATTTTGATCCGGTTGCTCGCCATTTGGGAACCTTGCAATACGCTCTGCATTGAACTCAAGATCGTTATATGTTGGCAATTCGTCAACTGTGTCCTGATCGTAGCCAATAGCAATCAACTCTGAACGAGTCATCAAGCGACGATGTGCTACGAAACTAGCTTGATCAATAGTCTTGGCTGACTTGCTGATAAGGAATTCTTCAGGAGGCACGTTCTCAATACGCACCTGACCTGTTTCTTTAATGCGCTGTACCTGAACTTCAAACTTAGGGATTTGTATGACATTACCCATCATGTCCGACATTTCCGTATATTCTATTTTCTGTTTGGTAACTTTTAGAGTCTGATCCGATAGCAATAGAGCCAGTTCATCCTCTGACAGATTTTGGTATTCTTCCTTCGTTACGTCTGTAGATTGATCCCAATATGACTTAACTACACCTACCTTTTGCAGCAGAGCATCTTTAAACCAATTATGAAGGATAAGCATCCCATCATTATCACGATAGAAAGCCCAATTACAGTAGTCGGTAGCCTGTCTAGCTGATTCCTCATCACCCGGACTCTTAGGCTCGAAATAGACAATATCTTCGGTAGTCGTAAATACACGCATTAACTGGGGCAATGCACCATCGATAGCCTCAGCTACCTCACCAGTTACGATCTGCGAGCGACCTTCCTGCTCATTACCGTAAGGATAGCGTAAGTAATACTCTAGTGCTCTCTTACGATCTTCGGTAGTCTCGGTATCAAGATAACCAATACTGTTATCTATTTCGTTCTCGATAATACCTTTTACTTTGCCTTCATCCATCATAATGCGTTCCTCTTAGGATTTTCGCAATTATACAATCCATTTAGTGTTAATGGGCAAATCTGACTGCCATGAAGTCTCGTCTTGGTCAAGGCTTATCGCTAAGTACCTAAATGCGTCTGAAGCATGGCTAGACCAGTCATGCAATGGCTTGTCGTAGAACACTTGCTGCCTCTCGTTATACTCTCTACGGTAGTTCCTTAAAGCATCTAGACCTTGCTTAGTCTTATGATCGAACCAGCATTGCGGTAATAGCCTTCTAACGGCTTGTATGCCATCTGCAACCGACAATCTAGGAGCTACAGTTATATCCAGACCTGCTTCCTGCAGAACCTCTTTACGGCTCTTTCCAGTACCTAGCTCTCTGACTTCGACGTCATGAGGCAAGAACTGCGTGTAGCCTTCGTAGCCGTTATCCTTGAGCCAGCGTACATACCAGTCCAGACCGACACCGTGGTTCTCCGTAAAATCAATGAGACGTACTTCTTTTCCAACCACCTGAGCAACCCACAGAGAAGTAGAATCGCTAATCCCCAAATCCCAAGCAACATAAGACTTACATAAGTCATCAGGCTCGATAGTGGTGATCCGGTTCTTCGCCTCAAGATCGTTGATAATCTGCCCAAAATAGCTCCCTTCAACGGCGGCATCAAAACTACACTCGAACTCCTGATTATACTTATCGTCCCCCATTTCCTTACGAGCGTCTTTGAGTTCCTTAGCGGCTAGTATCCCTGTATCACTAGCCCTGAACTCTAGTAATGCCCAACCTTCAGCAGTCTTAGCCCTGTCTCTGAACTCTGCGAAATGGTTTCTTCCTTTAGGCGTACCAATGAATAAGCACCACGTAGGGCTTTCATCAGTATTCCTATCCGCTAGTGCTGGTCTAATGACCTCGTTCCATATCTTAGGGTTTTGATCGCCTATCTCGTCAAGGATAACGCCATCGAAATACTGCCCACGCAAGCTATCAGCATTATCAGAGCCGTAAAGACTAATGCGCCTACCCCAAAAGTCAACTCTAAGCTCTGAGATGTTAGCCACAGCCCCAAGAGGACGAGTAAATTCCAGCAGGTAATCCCAAGCCACGCGCTTGGACTGAGCATAAGTCGGAGCAATATAGGCAAATCGTGGGTTTTGTTTAGTGCATTCAATGGCAGCCTTGATTAGATGGTTAATCGCGCTAACAGTCTTGCCCATACGACGATGCGCGACTACGACTGTAAACCTGTGCTTGTCTATAGCCTCATGAATCAGCCTTTGCTGTTCTCTTGGCTTATAAGCGATCTCTATTACTTCTGCCATGTAACCACGTGCTGCTGAGGAGCACCATCAACGCCACTTATCTCAGTCCTAGCCAGCTTAGGTATATGGTACTCACTTAGCTTATTCATTAGATCAAGTGCCTTATAAGGATCGTCTTGAGCCACTTCATTAAGCCATCTGTCCATGTTCCCTGCATTGCGCTCTAATAAGTTAGCAATAGCCTCTCGGACTATCTGAGTGCTCTTATTAGGCAATCCTTTAGGTCTGCCCGGACCTGCTAGTCCTTCTCCGATTTTCGGTGTTTCTTTAACAGTATTTGTTTCCATTTTTGCATTATCCTCTGGATGTCATGCTTACTTTAATAATCCTTGTATTGGCTGATTGTTTCGCTCAAGCATTTTTATTGTTTCAGGATCATACACAACAAAGTTTCTTGTTCCTTCATCAGCACTTCGTGATAGCGCATCTAAATACTTAGCTCCCTTAATATTTATAGAGTTAAGTTCTTCAGATGCCTCTTTTGCCCCATAGTTTGCTTGGTTTGTGAAAGCATTACTCCTTCTTCCACCAGAAAAATATTCTTGCAATCTATTAATAATCAATCCACCAGTTGGTTCATTACCACCTACATCTTTAGCTAGAATCTTATTCTTAACTTCTGGATGCAATGAATTTAATGATCTCTTTACACTATCAGTTTGCTGACCAAATGGTTTATCCCAATCAATAAATGTATTTACTACGTTATCAGGAATATCTACTTTATATAAATTTCCTTTTACTAATTTATTATATATTTCTTCTTCTTTACCGCTTAATTGTTTTATTTTTTCAACAACTTCTTTAGGAAACTTTGATTCGCCATGATACATAATTTCAACTAATGGAGAAATTCCCTCAAATTGATATTTTTTTAGCAAATCCCTTTCATATCTCAATAAATCTGCTTTTGCTTTTCTATATTCAGGGTTTTTTATTTCACCACTTACAACTTTATTGGCATATCCAGTACTAAGATTTTTTTGATACTCAGATGCAATGCCGGGCTTTTCTGCAAAATACAATCCATGACTATATGCTTGCGCTCCTTCACCAGTACCTATTTTGCTCATATCAAATTTATCAAATACATGAGGAGTTCCATGATAAGCAATTACAGGTGAAAGCAAACCAGTATTAACTGCATATTGCTCTGCCATATTACCAAGTTGAGGGGCTATATATTTTCCAGTAGCAACAGCACCTTTAGCAGCCAACCTAGCAGCAGCAGGAGCCATAGGAAGCAAATTACCCATAGTTTCCTTAGCCTCTGGACGCAACTGTGTAGCCATGCCAGTACCAAGTACGTTAGGCATACCGTAGGCAGTATTCTCAAGCGTCTTTACAGCAGATGGAATCCCAAGCAGATTAGTTAAGGCACGAACTGGATCATTCTCATATCCAAACGGCTTACTTGCTGCTTCATTTATATAATTAAGCAGACCAGCACCGTAATAGGCTGGGTAATTAGATACTGGTGTTTGGCGTATGTCAGCCATAGAATGCCTCGTACATATCCGGTCTGTTAGTCTTTATCCACTCTCTTGGTTCCTCATGGCACTTAGCAAAGTCGTTTCCAACCGTCTGCGATCCTGCATGATGAACGTATCCACGGCTTACAAAGTGGAAATACCCTGCTTTGCTTAGATCGTGACATATTATATTGTCTGAATACCAATTAGTGCTAGGGAATTGTGCTACATCCCACGCTTCTTTACTGATAGCCGCGAATATTGGCGCAATGACATCTGTCATCTTTATGTGTAACTCGCTCTCCCACCTTAGTGCTGAGAATACGTCATCTTCCTCTGCTACTCTAATATTCTGTGCTGGTAGTACGTAATCTGATCTTGCACCTAAGAATCCAACCTTAAATGACTTACTGACATAATTGTAGTCTGCTTGCATCTTCTCAATAGTATCGGGAGCCAATACTACATCGTCATTAGCAATGATTAGTGAATCGTAATGCCCTGTATTGAACGCATAGCTGACAATTTGATTATACGCATCTCCGAAATTGGAAGAAGTATTAGGTCTGAATATGACTCTATCGTTGCCAAGTCTCTTTCTAACTTCTCCCCACAACTCCAGACTATTTGCACTAATGTAAACTGGCAACTCTCTTGCATATTGATTAATACTTTCTAGCAATACGTGAATACTTGGACTGCCGATTGTGGCTATTACGATTGCTTGCAAGGAAGCTCCTGACTGTAAACTTAAACTATACCGACTGTAAACTTAATTAGTCCTAGTCTTTCCTAAAAGTCATAAATTCATCAAAAGACTTATTTAGAACTTCAATGAAAGCATCATTAAAAGGCTTTGCAGTTGTTGTTTTATTAATTTGTCGCTCAATACTTCCACTCATTAACTTAAAATAATAGTCCAATAAAGCAAAATACTTTCCTTCAGGAATAAACTTTCTATACTCATTGATTAGCCACAACGTAATTACTGGAAATACATAATCATAATTATCAAGCCATTCAGCAGTCCCCCAAAAATTGAATGTTCTCGGAGTCTGACAATATATAGCTTTAGTATCTTTATTGAATGAATTGATTAATGGAACATTGTGTGGCTGATGTATTCTTGCGTCTGTTGCGTCATTCTCAATTGGCTCAGTCCATCTTACTTTACTTTGCCTAAAGCAATTAACCATTAATTCACCAAGCAACGTATCAGCTACATAAGGATCAATTAAGTCAGGAAATAAACATTCAAAGCTACCTTCGTACTTTCCTTTAATCTTTCCTTCTGGAATATTAGGAAATGCAGCCCAAACATCTGGCTCATCATCAGGACTAAATGCTGTAGTGTTGCAAAAAATATAATCTACATCACATTGTGTTAATTCAAGTAGCTCACTTATTGAGCCAGCTATTAAGTAATCGTCATCTCCAATGATCCATACAAATTTAGACTTAAATGGCAAGTTATACCCATGCGTTACATTGCCAACAAAACCTAAATTAGTATCGTTATGACGAACCTTGATCCAATCTAAACTATCTAAATATTCTTTAGTACCGTCCGTACTTGCATTATTAGAAACATAAACGACTACCTTATCTTCATAACCAGCAATATCATATTTAATGGCATTTAAACAATTTGTTAATTTATTTAAACGATTATAAGTAGGTATGTATATAGTTAATTCAGTCATTCGTCATCAGATTCTTCATCATCCGAATATTCTAGTTTAGCCATCTTTAACATAGTCTTTTGCTTCTCAGTCATTGGCTTAGTTATAGGTCCACCAACCAGCCACGCTGAACAGGTACGATCTGCTGCACACTTAAACTCGAACAACTCACAGTAGCCTAGTTCCGCACTATCCACGACCTCGTTAGCATACGTCTCGTTATCCGATTCTTCACCCTGAATACCATCGACAATACACTTCATCATCTCAGGAGTCTGGATAAATGCGCTGCAATTGCCACATTTCATCGTCTGAGCGTTCTTAGGACTTGTTGCCCATTCCTTAGCTCTAATCTGCCAGAAGTCCTCTGGAGAGTCAGGATTAGCAGGACCATAGCCTACATTAGCAAATGCCCAATCTCTGTTCTTTAGATTAAGCTGGATGTCTGAGCAGACAATAGGACATTCTTTCATAATTAACCCTGTTTCTTTTTGTTTCGTGCGGATATTGCAGCAGCCTTCTTCTTAGCGTCAGCCTTTGAACTAGCTCCCCATGCCTGTAGGCTTAGAAGCAGTCTAGTAGGCTCACCATCAGGCTTGCGCTCTGCTCCTGCCATATTACCCATGCGAGCTAGAAAAGACGCTCTACGTGGGTTATCGCCACTTTTAACAGGAGCCTTTAAGTCAGAGCCGGGATTAGCCGCCTCATAAGACTTACGACCTTTCTCGTTTAAGCCGCCCTTAGCGTTCTTTCCAGCTTTCTTAGTCCATGCCGCAGCCATTATTTCTTCTTAGCTTTCTTAGCAGGTTTAGCAGTTTTAGCAGCTTGTACAAAGTCAGCTTTAGTCGGAGCACCTTTAGCACCTACCTTTTTCATCTTCTCGCCAGAACCTTCGGCTATACGCTTACGTTTAGCTAGGATATTACTGTAAAGTCCAGTTTTCATTTTTTAGCCTTGTTCTTAGCTGTACGTTGACCTCTCATTGGCATCTTTGCAGAACTTAATGCTATTGCAACTGCCTGTTTTTGAGACTTAACTACAGGACCACCTTTTCCTGAATGAAGTTCACCCTTGCCGAACTCAGTCATTACCTTAGCAACCTTCTTAGCTGCTTTCGATTTCTTCATCATTTAGCATTTCCCTAACTTGTTTAAGTAATTCATGCTCAGTCGTTTCGTACTGACGCTCAAAGGCTTTACGTCCCATTCCGTGGTATCCGGTATTTCCCCGATGATGCTCAGGACAAAGCGGTAACGTATCGTAATGCGAACTCCTTACTCCCATCCCCAAGCCTAAGCCTCTAACGTGGTGAATCTCAGAAGGAGTCCCTGCATACCCTAGCCTAGTGCAAATTATACAACCTAAATTAGCAACTTTAGACAGGTATTTCTTCTGATCTTTGGTCAATTTGACGCTTTCTCCACAAATATTTAACTGACGATATTGTCTCTGCATGATTGCACTCAGGACACACATCTACAGGATCATCAAATACATATTCACAACGTACTCTTAGCACATCGTCACGTTCACCAATCCAGTTGCAATTATCGCAATAAACTTTATCCATATTATTACCTTTAATTAACGTAAATTTCATTTAGGTTTGCTACTATTTCTCCAACTAGGAGGCTATATGTACGGCATATCTATCGATGGTCAAGATTTCTGGTTTGAGGCTGAAGAAGTTGAACTCATGGAAATGGATGATGATGGTGTCATCTGGAAATACGATAGAGAAGCAGCCGTCTGGATGTACTTTGATGAAGATGCAGACGAGTGGCTGCTATTCGACGAGGAGACATTTGATCCGTTCACGAGGTCGATCTTTCAACAGAACGATTCGACGCTTCCATCGACCGCCAGCAATCAACACGAGCCTGAGCAGCAACAAGCATCCAACGTAATCTCTCTGCCTCTGCAACAGCTTCTCTAAGCCCTTCTACGCACGTTTTATATTCAACCGTAGTATAAGCATCAGCTTCCTTCTCAACCACCGTAGTTTTTAAGCTACGTAGAATTCCTTGAGATTTAACTGTCTTGCGGTATTCCGTTAAGTAAACTACCTGAGCCTTAGCTAGTGCATAAGCCTCGGAGTTTTTAATCATAAAGTTAATTGCTTCGTTCGGATCGATATTCATCTGATAGTTTCCAAA